AGGGTGGCCCTGGGGACGATCGCCGTTGGGCGCTGCTCAAGCGCATGACCGAGCTGCACGAAACAGCTGGCCTGAAATCCGCCTCCTATGGCGGCCCTCAGATCATGGGGTTCAACCACCAGGCGGTTGGCTATCCGACCGTTCAAGAATTCGTACTTGCCTGCGCAGCTACCGAGGAAGCGCAGATCAAGGCATTTGTCGCCTTCCTGGAAAGCGTTGGCTTGGCCGAAGCGCTGCGCCAGCGCGACTTCCGCACTGTGGCACGGCGATACAACGGCTCCGGCCAGGTCACCCGCTACGCCGGGATGATGGAGCGCGCGTATGCCCGGATCAAAGGCCGGCCCGCGCACGTGCGCTCGGCTGCCCGTCGCACGTCATTGCGCCTCGGCTCGGAAGGCTTTCGCGTTCGGGCGCTGCAAGAGCGCCTAATCGAGCTTGGCTATCACCTTCAGAGGGATGGTGATTTTGGGCCGGCCACGGATCACCAGGTACGCGCCTTCCAGGCTGACAATGGTCTGACCGCCGACGGCATTGTCGGGCCGCTCACCGAAGCGGCTCTCGAGACGGCCGTGCCGCGCGAACAACGCCCCGACCATGGCCGCGAGGACATGACGGTTTCGGATCTACGCCAGCGCGGCTCGCAGACGGTGAAGCATGCCGATCGCGGCGGCCTGCTCGGATGGGTGTCGATCCTGTTCGGAGGCGCTGCTGCCGCCGCCGAGAACGAAGGCGTGGTCGCCGCGATCCCAATTGTCGGCGAGCAGGTCACCAGTGCTTTGACAGCGGTGCGCCCTCTGACCGGTTGGCTTTTTGCCAACCCCGGCTTGGCGTTCGCCGCCATCGGCATCGGCGCGGTGTTCATCACCTGGCAGATCAAGCGCCGTCGGCTCCACGACGCCAAGACCTGGAGGCACGTGGCGTGAGCGAAACCGCGAACGGGCCTTTTCTGCTGTCCGTCGATACCGACGACAAGCCTGGCAAAGCTGAGTTGGTCTTCGTCAGCTTCGAGCGCCGGGTTTTTGACATGAACGACCCTGAGTTTGTGGGGCAGCAGTTCACTTTGCTCGATCCCAATCATCCATACGCCAAGCTGGTGAAGGACGTTTTGGAGGTAGAAACGTGAACGTCTGGACCGCCTACCTGCTTTTCCACCTCACGCTTTGGCTGGTGTTCGCGCCGATGCGCGTAGGCGCTCGGCCTTCCGCACCGAACCGTCGGGAGGCCTGATGCTCAGTCCATTGCCCTTACTGGCAGGATTGGCACGCGCCGCCATCAGCCTGGTCACTGGTTCGATCGGATCGGGCGCGATCGACCGCGTGCTCGACAGCTTCGATCGCCATGCTGATCGAGGGCTTGAAACCGACAAGCTGAAAACCCGCGTCGTCGAAAAAGCCATCGACGCGCAGACCGACCGCTTGCGGATCCATGCGGCAATGCCGCCTTGGCATCCCATGATGATCATCGGTTACGTGGTCGCGGCCTTTGTCTTCAAGCTGATCGTGATCGACACGATGTTTGGCTGGTCGACCACGCCGGACCCCGGCGCAGTTGTGCTCGGTCTGCTCGACACCGTGGTGAAGTTCTACTTCGGCGCGGCCGGTGCGATCGGCGTTGCCGCTGTGATTTCAAATCTGATTGGGGGGCGGCGATGAACCCGTTCAAATCCTGGTTGATCGGATTTCGTGATCGCCTGTTTGGCGATCCGGCAGGGTTGGTGGAGCTGCTGAGCTCGCTTGCCCTGATCGGCTGGGCGATCTTCTTCTGGCGCCACCCGACCACGATCTACCGCGACAGCTACGCCGCCTTCCAAATCGCTCCTCTGGGGTTCTGGATCACGTTGTTTGCAGGTGTCGGCACCAGCCAGGTGTTGGCAAGCCTTTTCGACCACAGCCGTCGCCATGACTTGCGATGGGTCGCCATGGCACTCGCCTGCGGGATCTGGGTGACGATTGCAGGAGCCTTCTCCATTGGCGACGTGCCTACGACTGCGCCGCTCATGTACTTTCTAATCGCGATGGTCACGGCCCTCGCAACGGTGTGGCTCGCATGGACTTCCTCCCAGAATACCTAGTCGAAAATGCCGGGCCTTTGGGCGGCGTTCTGGCTGCTCTTCTGCTTCTTGTCGGCGCCTTGGTTCGCTCCAAGGGGTGGGCCATTTTTGGTCCGCCCAAAAGCGCGACCACCGAAGAGAAGATCGACCAAAAGGTCGGATCAATCCTGCGCCGTGTTGACCGCATTGAAGCCGACCTTGAGCAGCGCCCTACACGCGCTGAATTGCATCAAGTGCAGAACAGCATAACGCGGCTGGATGAACGTGTTTCGGGCGTCATGAGGACCACCGAGAAGACGAACCTCACCGTCACCAGGATCGAAGACTTCCTGCTTAGCCTTGCAAAGGACAGCCGATGAACGGACCTCTTGATCGCCTGGCCGGTTACAGCGCCTTCACCAATGAGAACGTCCGGCTGATCATTCTGCGAGCCCTGGCCGAACAAACGGACTACCGGCTCAACGACGCGCTCTTGCTCCGCGAGTTGGAAACCTTTGGCCACAATAAAACGCGTGACTATCTCGCCGATCAGCTGCGCTGGCTGGAGAGCCAGGTCGGTGCGGTCAAACTGATTGCGGCCGGATCCGCGATCGTCGCCGAGATCACCGATCGTGGTCTCGACCATGTTCAGCTGCGCGATGTTCTGACTGGTGTCCAGCGGCCTTCGCCGACACGGGCGGGATGAGATGGCGGGCATAGGCCATAACAGCGGTAAAGCGCCAGAGGGTCGCGGACGGTTATCGAGCATTGAGCTGCTACCTGCAGCCTGTGCACCAGTTGTCACATGGGCCAACGAGGAACTGCGCCGGCGCGACCGAACACAGACAGACATCTACCAGGAGTTCTACGCCAAGCTCCAGGACATTCAGAAAGAGTTTCGTGGGGAGCTGGAATTCACTATCCCATCATTTTCGTCTTTCAACCGCAAGGCTATCAAACTAGCACAGATAACCCGGCGAATGGATGACACCAACGCTATCGTGGCGTCGCTCGCAAAGACGTTTGATGCAGCCGCGACAGATGATCTAACCATCGTCGCTGGGCAGGCTATCAAAACCCTCATTTTCGAGATCATCACCTGCTCGGGAGAGGGTGAGATCATCCCAAAAGAGGCGATGCAACTTGCGAGCGCATTGCGCCAAGCCTCGCAGGCTCAGGGCATCTCTACCAAACGCAGGAAAGAAGTCGAAAAAGACTTTGAAGAGAAGGTCACCGAGGCCGTCGACAAGGCGGGCGCACAGGTTGGCCTGTCCAAAGAGCAGGTGGCACAGATCCGCCGCGACGTTTTGGGCGTCCGTTCATGAGCGCAGCCTTGGCAGAGCAGATCGAGATCGAAGACGATCCGCAGGTGCTTTCTCGCGATGAAGCCGGCTTGCCAGATGCCTTGCCGCGCGGCGCCGAGATCCCCGATGATCTCGACCCGCTCGCCGATGGCATCCTTATGGACCATCAGGTCAAATGGCTTGAAGATAAGTCGGACCTGAAGCTTGCGGTCAAAGGCCGGCGCACCGGCATCACCTTTGCCGAAGCCCAGGATGACACGCTGATCGCGGCGGCCGACCGCAAGGCCGGTGGCGACAATGTGTTCTATATCGGCGACACGAAAGACAAGGGCCGCGAGTTCATCGGCTATGTCGCCCACTTCGCAAAGAAGCTGGGCGAGCGGCTGGTCGAGATCGAGGACTTTCTGTTCGAGGACAAGCGCAAGGACGGCACCTCGAAGTTCATCTCTGCATTCCGCATCCGCTTCGCTTCCGGCTTTCGTGTCGAGGCTCTGTCGTCGCGGCCAGAGAACATTCGTGGTCTGCAGGGCGTGGTGGTGATCGACGAGGCTGCATTCCACCAGGACGTGCACGGCGTGCTCGACGCGGTGAACGCGCTGCTCATCTGGGGCGGCAAGATCCGCGTGATCTCTACCCACAATGGCGTGCTCTCACCGTTCAACGAGCTGGTGCGCGAGATCATCGCCGGCAAACGGCCTTTCTCGCTGCACGAGATCCCATTCGCCACCGCGATCGCCAACGGCCTCTACAAACGCGTCTGCCTCATCAAGGGGATCGAGTGGACCGAAGAAGGCGAACGCGAATGGGAAGCGCAGATCCGTGGGTCCTATGGCCCGCGTACCGCCGCCATGAAGCAGGAGCTGGACGCGATCCCTGCCGACGCCGAAGGTACCGCGCTCACCCGCGTGCAGATCGAAGCGGCCATGAAGTCCAAGGCACCGATTATCCGCCTGGTCAAGGATGATGATTTCCGCAATGCGCCGCAGCATGTCCGCGAGGCCGATATCCTCGCCTGGTGTGAAAAGCATCTGAAGCCGGTTCTGGCCAATCTGAACCCGTTCCTTACGCACGTTTTCGGCGAGGACTTTGCCCGTTCTGGCGACCTCACCGTGATCGCGATCTACGAGATGGGGCGCGATCTCGTTCGCCGAACGGTGGCTCAGATCGAGCTGCGCAATGTGCCGTTCGAGACCCAGCGCGACATTCTGTTCTACACGCTCGATCGGATCCCGAAGCTTGGTGGCGGCGCCATGGATGCGCGTGGCAACGGCCAGTACCTGGCAGAGGTCGCCGCCCAGAAATATGGCGAGAAGATCGTCGAAGTGATGCTCTCCCAGGCCTGGTACCGGGAAAACTCAACGCCCTTTACCGAGGCCGTGACGGGTGGCGAGGTCTGGCTGCCCAAGGACGAAGACACCGTCCGGGATCTGCAGGGCCTGCAGTATGTGAATGGCATCATCAAGGTGCCGGACGATCACTCGACCAAGGGCGCCGATGGATTTGATCGCCATGGCGACGCGGCTATTGCCTATGTGCTCGCCTGGTTCGCTTCGCGGCAGAACCACGCCGAGTATGATTACACGTCCGGCCGGCCGAATAAGGATCTCGACGACAATCATGGAAGAGGTTCGGCCCGGCGCTCCTCGAGCTTCACCATTCCATCAGTAAAAGGAGGTTTGTGGTGAGCGGACTGATCGACAAGCATGGCGCCCCCCTGACCTACAAGAAGAGCGAGCTCACCAAGGAGTGGGAAGAGCCATCGGCGACGACAGCCAGCGTGGCGCAGATGTTCCGCGAGACGGTCGCCAACGGTCTGACACCACCACGCCTGGCTGCCATCCTGCGCGATGCGGCCGAAGAAAACGCCACCGACTTCCTCACGCTCGCCGAGGAAATGGAGGAGCGCGACGGGCATTATGGCTCGGTGCTCTCCACCCGCAAATCGGCCGTCTGCAACGTCGCGCCAATCGTCGAGGCAGCGAGCGAGGACGCCGCCGACCAGGAAATCGCAGAGGCGGTCGAGGCGCTCATCGAAACGCCGACCTTCATCGACGCGATGGAGGACATGCTCGATGCGCTCGGCAAGGGCTATTCGGTGGTCGAGATTGTTTGGCACACCGACGCCGATCGATGGACGCCGGTTGATTTCATCTGGCGTGACCCGCGCTTCTTCCAATTCGACAAGACCACGCGCCGCTCCTTGCGCATGCGCATCGACGGCATGGAAGAGGGTCCTGAGCTGGCACCCGGCAAATGGATCGGTCATGTGCCGAAGATCAAATCGGGCATACCGATCCGGCAGGGCCTTGCCCGCCTTTCTGCCTGGGCCTGGCTCATCAAGAGCTACACGCTCAAGGATTGGCTCCAGTTTGTCGATGTTTTTGGCATGCCGCTGCGCCTCGGCCGCTATCACAGCCAGGCGAGCGAGGACGACAAGCGTGCGCTGCTTCGGGCCGTCCGCAGCATAGCGGTTGATGCGGCAGCGATCGTCCCCATGGGCATGGAGATCGAGTTCATCAAAGTTGAAGGCGGGCGCGGCGAGAGCGTGTTCGGCGCTTTGGCTGAGTTCGTCGACGCGCAAATGTCGAAGGCCGTGCTCGGCCAGACCATGACCACCGACGACGGCTCATCGTTGGCGCAGGCGCAGATCCATAACGAGGTGCGCCTCGACATCATGAAGAAGGATGCGCGCCAGCTCTCCAACACGATCAACCGCGATCTTATCCGTCCTTTCGTGCAGTTGAACTTCGGCCCGCAGGACACCTACCCGGTGTTCCGCCTGCCGGTCGATGATCCTGATGATCTTGGCGCACTTTCTGAGCAACTGGCCAAGCTGGTACCGCTCGGATTGAAAGTAGGTCAGAAATCGATCCGTGACAGGTTCGGCCTGCCGGAGCCAGAAGACGACGAGGAGCTCCTGGTAGCTCGGGCAAATCCGGCGCCACCGCCGGCCACCGGCGATCCTGACAATGAACCGGACGAGGATCCCGAACAAGCTCAGGCCAAACGCCAGCCTTGCCCGAGTTGTGGCAAGGTCCACAAAACCATGGCGCGAAGCGGCGAGCCGGACACCGAGGCTATGATTGACCAGCTCGGCCGGGATGCGTTGGCCGAATGGGAACCGCAAATGGACCCGCTACTTGAGCCAATCCGCGCCCTTGCAGTGCGATCGACGTCGGAAGCAGAGTTCATGGCAGACCTGCCCGCGACGCTTCAAGCGATGAACGCTGGACCCCTGGTCGAAAAACTCGCCATCGAGCTCTTCAAGGCGCGCGGCGTGGGTGACGCCGCCGACCACTAACCATGGCCGATGCCATCGACCTGACGCGCGATCCAGCGCCCGAGGTGCGGCGCTACTTCGCGGAGAAGCAGCTCAGGCCAGCGTTCTCCTGGCTTGATGTCTGGGGCGACGAACATGCCCACGCCTTCACCATCGCCAAGGCGATGGAGATCGACGTGCTAACCACGATCCAATCCAGTCTCCAGGATGCGATCGACGACGGCGTGCCGTTCGAGGCCTGGGCGCGCGACTTGACGCCTGAGCTGCAACGCCTGGGTTGGTGGGGCACCGGGCCGATGACCGATCCGGACACCGGTGAAACCCGCCTGGTGCAGCTGGGCAGCCCGCGTCGTCTGGAAACTATCTACCAGGCGAACATGCGCACCGCCCGCGCGGCTGGGCAGTGGGAACGCGCACAGCGCACCTCGGCTGGACTGCCGTACTTCCTTTATGGGCTTTCCACGGCCGAGAACCGCAGGCCCGAACATGAAGCCAAGGTTGGCACCATTCTGCCGGTCGACCATCCGTTCTGGGACACCTGGTTCCCGCCCAATGGCTGGGGCTGCAAATGCTGGGTGCGGCAGATCACACGGCGCGAGGCCGAGCGCTTGGGAGGCGTTGCCCTGGAGCCACCGACAATCGAGACACGGCCGTTCATCAACCGGCGCACCGGTGAGGTGACGCACATCCCCATCGGCATCGATCCTGGCTGGCACACCAATCCAGGCAAGGCACGCGAGCGCAACGTTGCCAGCTTCCTTGCCGGCCGGCTGGAAGAGGCCGACGAAGAGCTGCGCCGCATCGCGATCGCCGACATTGCCGGCGGGCCGATGATCGAGGCCTTGGTCGCCGGACGGTTCTCCGACGAGGTCCGTTTGCCGATTGCGCCCCTTGTCGATCGACAGGTGGCGCTCTTCCTCTCTGCGCGGCTCGCCCGCGAGGCGAGTGCGCTAACACTAAGCCCGCGTGATTGGGCGGCGCTCGCCACCCAAATTGGCAGCGCGGCACCGCAACTCGACGCCGATGGCAATCGGATCGTTCAGCTTGTTTTTAACGGCCGACAGGTAACGGCGACAGTGGTCGAGCGAGACGGCTTGTTCGAGATTGAAGGCCTCGTCTTCTAGACGGCCGCCACAGAAGGCCGAGAAACGCCCTCTAGTCCAAATCGGTATGATTGGCGCTCCACCGCGCAAAAACCCCTGAGCGGTTTTCAATGACCCCTTAACGGCGAAGCTGTTCGCGCTTGCCAGATGAAGGGCGCGCACGCTACGCATACCTATCCCCGAAATCGAAGTTCGTCGCCTCAAGCCGCCCCGGTATCAGCTGCTACCGGCAAGAGCCTGATTGCCCATGCCTAGATGGCGGCATGAGTACAAAGCGCAACCAGGCTGCCTGTGGACGCACGCTCGCCCTTTCCGACAAGGGCGCAGCGCCGACCGAGGTGTTGTTGATTCCAGCCGGGCAGATCAACGCCCGCGATGGCCGTTCCTGGGTGAACAACAATCCCGGTGCGATCCTGGCCGCGTTCGATGCGGACGGCATGGACCTGCCGATCGATTATGAGCATGCGATCGAGGTTGCCGAGCGCACCGGCCAGCCGATCCCCGCTGCCGGTTGGATTAAGGGTCTTACGGAGCGGGATGGCGCCGTTTGGGCGTCCGTCAATTGGACCGATCGCGCAGAAGAGATGATCGAGGCACGCGAGTACCGGTTCGTCTCCCCTGTCTTTTGGTTCGACGAGGAGGGTTCGATCTTCGAGCTCTCCTCTGTCGCGCTGACCAACGACCCGGCCATTCGCCAGCCCGCGCTCGCGAGCCGCACCCCAAATCCCGACACATCCAAACCTGAGGAGCCAGCCATGGACAAGGCAGCCCGCAAGACCCTTTGCACCAAACTCGGCCTTGCTGAGGAAGCATCCGATACCTCGATCCAGGAGGCGGTCGACAAGGCACTCGCCAGTTCCAAAACGCCGCCTCTTGAACAGTTCGTGCCTCGCGCCGACCACGACAAGCTGAAAGAGGAGCGCGATCAGGCCCTGGCATCGCTGAAGAAGCACGAGGACGACGAGGTCGAGGCGCTGGTCGATGCTGCTGTAGCGGCCAAGAAAATTGCGCCCGCCTCGAAGGCCTACCATCTCGCTGCCTGCAAGAACGAGGGCGGCGTGGACGCCTTCAAAGCCATGGTCGGAGAACTTCCTGTCAACCCGATCACTCAGCCCTCTGACCTCGACGGCAAGAACCCGCCCAACGCTGGCGGCGCGCTGACCGCCGAGGAGAAGGCCATCTGCAAGAACCTCGGGCTCACCCACGAACAGTTCATCAAGGAGCGCGACGGCGAGAAGGCCGCCTAACCGGCCTTCAAGACTGTTTCGAACACCGATTAAGGAGCGCCTGTCATGGCCCTAACCAAGTCCAAAAAGATCGTTTCTGCCGAGGGCGTCTCGCGCGCTCTGGCTATGAAGGGATCGACCACGGCCCATCGCGGCGGATTGGCCGTCCTAGATGCCAACGGCTTCGCTGCCCCGGCGACGGCGGCCGCCAGTCTCACCTCGGTCGGCGTGTTCGACGAGAGCGTTGTCAACGAAGGCGCTGACGGTGCGGCCAAGGTGCTCGTCAAACGCGGCACGTTTCTCATGAAGAACGACGGCACCAACCCTGTCACGCGCGCCCATGTCGGCAAGGATTGCTTCATCGTCGACGATGAAACGGTGTCTTCCGACAGCACAGGCACCAGCCGGGCGGGCACCGTCTTCGATGTCACCGACGCCGGCGTTTTCGTCACAGTCTAACGCGCCCCCGGCGCATTCAAGGAGCACCACTATGGAAATTACGGGCGCAAACATTCGCACCTTCGGGATCGGCCTCTCGGCTGCATTCCGTGCGGGCCTCGGCGAGTATCAGGCAAGCTGGGATCAGATCGCCACCGAAGTGCCGTCGACCACGTCGGAGAACGACTATTCCTGGCTCGCCGACTGGCCAGGCATGAAGAAGTGGATCGGCGATCGTAAGATCAAAGAGCTGGCTGCCTACGACTACACGCTGAAGAACGAGGAGTTCGAAAGCACGATCGCGGTCAAGAAAATCCACATCGAAGACGACAATATCGGTCTCTACTCGACCCGCGCCAACGCCATGGGTAAGGCGGCCGCCGCGTGGCCGGATGAACTGGTTTGGGGCTTGCTGCCGCTTGGCGTTTCGACGCTTTGCTACGACGGGCAGAACTATTTCGACACAGACCATCCGGTGATCAATCCCGCCACCGGCGAAGCGTACAGCGTTTCTAACTACACCGCTGGCGCAAACCCGGCCTGGTATCTGGTCGACACCTCCAAGCCGCTCATGCCGCTCATTTTCCAGAAACGCAAAGCTGCCGAGTTCACCTCACGCGAAGATCCCAACGACAGCGATCACGTCTTCATGCGCAACGAGCTTCTCTACGGAACCGATGCGCGCGGCAATGCCGGGTTCAGTTACTGGCAGCTTGGCCACATGTCGAAGGCCGATCTGACCGAAGAGAATTTCGACGCCGCCTATGACGCGATGACAACCATCAAGAATGATGAGGGGCGGCCGCTCAACATCAAGGCGACAAAGCTGATCGTACCGCCACAGCTGCGCAAGAAGGCCGATGTCGTCATCAAGCAGTCGCGCAAAGCGAACGGCGAAGAAAACACGAACCAAAACATCGTCGACGTTCACCTGTCGCCCTGGCTTCAGTAGGGCGGCGTCGCCGCTCACCCTTAAACCCGCCGACCCGCCATTCGGTCGGCGGGATTTGCCAACGGCTCCTCTGAGCCCTTCGCAAATCCCGGCCCCCTTCGAAGGAGACCTGCCATGATGTCAGTCACCGCAACGCGCACCCATCGCCGCGCCAATCGCAACTTCGAGCGCGGCGTCCCGGTTGTGATCGACCCCGAGGATCTGTCCGACGACGAGAGCGAAGCACTGCTCTCCGACCCGGAGCTTACCATCCGCGAGGTTGAGGCACCGGCCAAGACCGCTCCAGCCAAAAAAGTCGAAGAACCGCAGCTCTCGGCCGAGGAGCGCGCCGCGAAGGTTCTGGCCGTCATTCCCGAGCTTGGCGACGACGAGAAGAACAAAGACGGCTCGCCGAACGTGAAGGCCGTATCCGGACGCGTTGGTTTCGATGTGACAAAGGCTGAGATCGAAGAAGCGCTCGCCGAGATCGACAAGGCCAACGCCAGCTAGAATACCAGGGGAAGCGCTCGCGCCCCGCAGTCAGACCAGCCGAGGAGCTCCTCGGCCCGAGCGCCAGGCGGGAGGGTAGCCCGCCATATCAGATGCACCCCGAGAGAGGGCGGTGGTCAGCCAGGACATAATCTTCGAGGCGAGAATGCCTCGGCACCGCCCAGCCGGACTATGGAGGCAACGTGACTTACACCACCCGCGCAAGCATGGAGGCGATCTACACCGCCGATCTGATCGCGCGGTTGGTCGACCTGGACGATGATGGCAGCGACGAGGCGCAGATCGCCGAAGCGCTGGCGGCTGCGACCTCGGAGATCGACAGCCATTTGGGGCAACGTTATCGCGTGCCTCTTTCCGTCGTGCCTGGCTTCATCGCCCGTTACTGCGCGGACATCGCCATCTACATCCTCGCCGGCACCGCGACGCGGATGACCGAAGAGATCGAGAACCGCTACAAGAGCGCCACCCGCCATCTGGAACGCATCGGCGAAGGCAAGGCCGGCCTTGGCGAGGCCGAAGCCGCCAACCGCGCCGAGGCCGATCCCGACACCGGGTCAGCATCCATCATGATCGATGCCGACGATCGCCGCTTCACAGCCGACAGCATGAAGGGCCTTTAACGATGGCCGGCACCATGCTCACCGTCGATCTGCGCGGGTTCGACACGGCCGATCGCGCGCTTGCCAATCTGGCAGGCCTGGAAAAGCACCAGCTGCTCGATGAAGTCGGCCAGGAGGTGGAAGGCCAGACCAAACGCCGCATCATGTCGGAGAAGACCGCGCCCGACGGGTCGCCCTGGCAGCCCAACCAGGCGGGCACACCGATCTTGGTGCAGACCGGCGCGCTGCATGGCAGCATCACGCACCTGGTCACGGGAGACGAGACCCAGATCGGCTCCAACCTCGTCTATGCCGGCGTCCACAATGATGGCGGACGCGCCGGCCGAGGCGCCGGCTTCCAGATGGTGCAGCGCCAATTCCTGGGTCTCTCGGGCGAAAACGAGGACGATCTGACCGCCCTCATTGAAGACTTCCTGGAAAGGCAGGTTCAATGAGCGCGCTGGTTGCCCTGCGATCGGCCATCGTCGCCGACTTTGCGGCCGCGATCCCCGACGCCCGTTCCGTCGAACCGTACGGAGGTCGGCTTGTGCCCGGCGAGATCGCACGCATCACCACCCGCGCGCCAGCGATCCGCATCGCCATGGTCACGGGCGGCTCTTCCGGTGAGCGCGCAAACAATCAGTTGCAAGTGGAGCTGGTGCTTGCAGCCTTCATTCTGACCGAGGACAAGCGCGGCACCGATCGCGACGCGGTGGCGCTTGCCATCGCCGAGCAGGTGATCGCCCGCGTGGCAGCCTGGCCTTGGCGCGGGACGGCGCAGTCGCGCCAGCCGACGGACGTGAAGTTCGAGAGCCTCTATTCTGGTAAGCTCGATCGCAGCGGCGTGGCGCTGCTCGCGGTCACCTGGAAACAAAGCCTGCCGATCGGCACCGACCGGTTCGAAGCAGAGCGCGTTGCCGCCGAGCTGCCCGACCATGCAGATCCCGATGGCCTGACCGTCTCCGGCGCGGCCTATGGCGTCGAGGATCCGGACGGAGGCTTCCAGGATGCCTGATTTGTTCGACCGCCTGCTCGCAATCGAGCTCAAAATCAACGAGCTGGAGCGCCGCAACGAGGCGGCCGTGCGTGTCGGGCGCATCACTGAAGTCAACCCGGAGCGTGGCCTGGCCAAAGTCGATGTCGGCACGCCCGACAATCCGCTCGTCACCGGCTGGTTGCCCTGGACCGAGCGCGCTGGCGCCATCAAGACGTGGACACCGCCGGAACAAGGCGAGCAGGTCCGGCTCATCTCGCCGGCTGGCGATATGGCGCAAGGCTGGATCGACCACGGCGGCTTTTCCAACGAGAACCCGCAGCCCCATGACAAGGGCCAGGAGCGACGCTTCACGGTCGGTGACACCACCATCACAGAGACCGGTGAGGAGATCACGATCGAAACCCCGAAACTCACGATCAAAGCTGATGTGACGATCGAGGGCGATTTCGACGCGAAGGAGGGCCACTTCCAGCATGAGGAGGTGAATGTCGGCGAGGACCACAAGCACCAAGACACGGCGACAGGCCCCAGCCTGTCCGGCGTGCCAGAAAGGTAGAAGATGAAGCTTCAGGACTATGAGTGGACCGTAGACGGTCGGCCCGACGGCAAGCTGCGCAAGGCCGGCGACCGAGTGAAGATGACTGAGGCCCAGGCGAAATACCATGTGCAGATGGGCCACCTTGAACCGGCGTTTAAGGCCGCTTCGAAGACCGCTCAAAAGGCAGGGCCGAAGACCAGGAAACCGCGCGGCAAAACTGGCGAACCTGAAACTGCCGAGGATCCGGCAACCAAAACAGATGGGGACGAGCCCGAAGCATGAGCGGGTTTTCCAACCAGACGTTCGCGCCGCTGTCGGGCGTTGACCATGTGTTGCAGTCGATCGGGGTGATCCTGACGACGCGGCCGGGCACGCGCGTTGAACGGCGCCACTTTGGTTCGGACATTCCAGGGCTCATCGATCAGCCGATGAACGAGCAGACGATCCTTTCCATGTTTGTGGCGGCCGCAGAGGCGATCGACCGGTGGGAACCGCGCTTCCGGCTGACCCATGTCGACGTGCCGAAGGCTGGCCCTGACGGCGCCCTGGGGCTGGCGATTGAGGGTTACTATCTTCCGGGCGGGCACCTGGGCGATCCGCGACCGGTCAGCGCCGAGGTTGCGCTATGAGCGACGCGATCAGCCTTGCCACCATCAAGGGCCTCCCCGCGCCAGAGATAATCGAGACCCTTGATTATGAGGTGATCTACGAGGCACTGCGCGCGGATGCACAGGCACGGTTTGATGCGGCCGGCATCACCTACACGGTCGGCGAACTGGACACCGATCCGGTGCAGATCGTCTTGCAGGCGTCGGCCTCTCGCGAGCTTCTGCTGCGCGCCCGCGCCAACGATGTGGCTCGCGCGGACTTGATCGCCTTTAGCTGGCGATCCAACCTCGATCACATCGCCGCGAAGTTCGATGTGGTGCGTCTGCCTGACGAGACGGACGAAGGCTTGAGAGGGCGCACGGCCCTGGCCATTGCCGGCAGGTCGCCTGGCGGCACGGAGGAGCGCTATCGCGCCGTCGCCCGCGCCGCCGATGTTCGGGTTGCCGAGACAGCGATCTACCAAGTGGACGGTGGGCCTCAATTGGAACTGGCGGTGCTCGCCACCGACAACAATGGCGTGCCCGATCAGACGCTGCTCGATGCCGTTGAGGCCGCCGTCACGGCGAAGGACGTGCTCCTAGTCGGCGACGCGATCCGCGTCGTCTCGGCGGTCAAGGTCGAGGTCGATGTCAGCGTCGATGTCTGGCTTTTGCCGACCGGCGATGCGGCGCTCCTCGATCGCATGGAAAGCCTGCTGATGGAGGCATGGACCAGCGAAGGCGGCATTGGCTTCGACCTTAACCCATCTTGGATCACCAGCCGGCTTCACTTGGCTGGCGTGTCGCGCGTGGTGCCGACCAACCCTGCAGCGCCAGTCGTTGCCGCGCCTAACCATGCCATTGCGATCCAGTCCGTGACCGTGACGTTCAAGGGGCGCCAGCGATGAGCGCTCAGCATCTGCTTCCATCCAATGCCACGCCGATCGAGATGGCGCTGTCGGAGGCGCTGGACCGCGACGGGGTGCTCGGCCCGCCGATTGACGCGATCGCCGGTTGGCGCTTCGATCGCCCGCTGCCCGACGGGTTCGGACCCTGGCTGGTCAATGACCTGACGCTTGGCACCATCCGTGCATTCTTCCAAACCGATGAGGCCTGCATCGACGCTGGTTGGCCCTGGTTGCAGATACGCGGCACGGTCCAGGCCGTGGAAGATGCGCTCGGCTGGATCGAATACGGCACCGTCACAGTCGAGCCGCCTGTAAACGGCCGACGCAAATGGAACCGCTGGCAGATGGCCATGGGTGAGCTGCCGACCGGCATGGACGGCCTGCCGCTCGAAACCGATCGGCTGCTTGATGCCGAGTACCTGGCGAGCCTGTCCGACCCGGCGCGCGCAATCTTCTGGCGCGGCCATCATGGCTACGATGTGCGCGCTTTGGTCTGGGGCGACGGACGCTGGGGCGATACCATCTGGGGCGATGACAGCGGCGTTCGCCTTGAGGACGGCCAGACCAAATGGTCGCACGGCCGCGACCACGGCCCGTTCGAGGCGACAGCGGACGCGGCCACGCGCACGGCCTTGGGCCTTGATGATTTTGCGGCCGGCACGATTGGCTGGACGACACCTCTCACCTGGTCACAACTTGCCGGCATCACATGGGCGCCGCCAACGGCAGAACAGATCGCCGGGCTTCTGGCGACCGTTGTGTCGGGCTTTCCGATCTATGTTGGGTTTTTCGATGCTGATGGCGATCTGATCGGCGCGCGTCGGGCGATCGAGCGCAAGGCCGCTGCCACCTTTGATGGCGCGCCGGTGCCCGGCGATCAGACGGTTCTGGAGATCACCTGCCGCACGGGCTTTGGCGATGGCGCCGGACAGACTGCCGCTTCGCTCGCCGTCCTCTTTGACGTGCGCTCGGCCAATGGGCCGGGCGATCTGTGGGTGGCTCCGGATGATCTGGTGCCGCCCGACGGCCAAACGCTGGCCGACGTGACGGTCGGCGGCTGGCCGCTGAACATCCCCGATCCTCCGGACCAAGGTCCGACCGGGCTCGCCTTCACCCACACGATCCGCGAACACATCACAGCGAGGGTTCGCCTGCTATGACTGTTAACCCAGCAGACTTTCGCCCCTATCCGGACCTGCCCGAGATCTACGACCGCGCCAGCCAGCGACCCGATTGGGCGCGCTTGCTTTTTCCCGAAGGTCGCTTGTCGCAATCGACCGCTGTAGGCGATGCGCTGATCCTGGAAGAGCGCGCCCGCACCTCGATCGGCAACATGGTGGCCCGTGACGGCGACCGCATCGAAGGCCCGGCTCCCGTGGTTGATGTGGATGCCGGCACCGTCACGATTGGCGACAGCCTGATCTATGTGCTTGGCCGCACCCGTCCGATCGGCGGCATTACGCTAACCGGCGTTCCGATGACCGGTGAGGTGACGATCGGCGTGCGCGTGACCCGGCAGTTCATCACCCATGTGGAAGATGATGCGCTGCTCGGCCTGCACGAAGACACGGCCGCCCATGGCGAGCCTGGCCCGATTGCCGAGGTGCAGCCGGTCGCTTGGGGCTGGGTTCTTGATGAGACCACAAATGATGGCGGCACAGGCGACCTGGTGCCGGTTTACCGGCTGATCGACGGCGTTGTCATCGACCAGACGCGCCCAGCTGAACTGTCCGTGGTTGGCCAACGGATCGAGCAGTACGACCATGAGGCCAATGGCAACTACATTGTTGACGGCTGCGAGGTGTTCGCGCTCGGCACGGTCATGGTCACCGACCCCGATGATGATGTGGCCAAACCAGCCCAAGCCTTCTCGATTGCCGGTGGAACGGCCAACATCCTGGGTGCCAAACGCACCCGCTCGGCCGATATGCGTGTCGAGATCATCGAAGACCCGGCGCTAGGCGAGGTTGATCTGGAACCGCACAGTTTTACCGACGGCGGATCCGGCTCGGTTACGTTGGACCTGCGCCGCACGCCTGTGCAGGCCGTGGCCACCGCCATCGTCACCAAACAGACCAGCGAGACCGTCATCCGTGCGAGCGGGTCAGCCATCGACGCGGTGACGCAAGACGGCGTTTCGGTGATCCTGTCGGTAAGCCAGGACAGCGGCGCGACGGTCTATGAGGCAGGCACCGACTTTGAACAAAGCGGTGATGGCGTGGAATGGCTGGCAGGGGGCACCGCGCCAGCGTCGGGCGAGAGCTACGACGTGACCTATCGCTATCTCGACGAGGTGCCGGTGGACGGTGCGACCAGTACGACCGTGACGGTTTCGGGTGGCGTCACCGACCAGCCAGTGTTCATCGCCTACACCTACAAGCTGCCACGGATCGACCGGCTCTGCCTCGATCGCGACGGTGTGCCGGTTTACATCAAGGGCCAGGCGGCCCGCCAAAACCCGCTTCCGCCCTTGGTGCCCGACACCCTGCTCTCGCTGGCAACCATCACCAACACATGGTTCGGGTCGCCGGACGTGCGCTCGGACGGCATTCGCAACTATGAGTTCCGCGACATTCACCAATTGGCGCAGACGCTCTTCGGCGTGCTTGATTTGGTGAGCCTGGAGCGCCTGCGCCGCGACATCGACAGCCGCGAACCGGTCTCCAAGCACGGCGTCTTCGTCGATCCGTTCAATGATGATCGCTACCGCGACAGCGGCGAGGCGCAGACCGCCGCGTTGTTCGACGGTGGCATGATGCTGCCGATCGAGGCGACCTTGATCGATATCGATCTTCCGGCTGCCGTCACGCTGGATTACACCGACGAGGTCGTGGTCGATCAGCCGCTCATCTCCGGCTGCATGGAGATCAATCCTTATGATGTGTTCGTGCCGCCACCGGCGCGCATGACGCTGCAGCCGGCCAGCGACTTCTGGGAAGAAAGCAACACAGAGTTTGAGGACGTGACCCATGTGTTCGGGTCTGGCCCGAACTCGTCGACCTCGACCAGTTCCACAACGCTTGGCACCAGTTCAACGCAAGCGCGTTTTCTGCGCCAAATCGCAGTGACGTTCCGCATCGAAGGCTTTGGTGGCGGCGAGAACCTGGAGGTGCTCACCTTCGATGGGATCGATGTCACGCCGGTTGGCCTTTCAGCCGATCAAGGCGGCGTGCTGGTGGCCAGCTTCACGATCCCGGCGAATGTCGCTGTCGGCACCAAGCCGGTGCAGGCACGCGGCCAGGGCGGCTCGATCGGCGTGACGGAGTTCGTTGGCGCCGGCACGATCAACACCACGCGCATCCGCCGCACGACAACGATCAGCCGTTGGCCGGATCCGCCGCCACCGGTCTTCAACAACACCAACCGGCGCAACGCCGGCGTGTCAGGCGGCGGCGGTGATAATGACCGCATGAGCTGGAACGCCGATGATCGCACCATGGAAAGCCGGTCAGACGGCAACTATTCCGGCCGCTGGGATCCGCTCGCGCAAACGTTCACTCTGTTGAATGACCGGATGATCACCGGCATCGATGTGCAGTTTTGCACCGTCGGTGACGCGGCGAACCCGGTGATCTGCGAGATCGTCGAAGTGGAAACCGGTATCCCGACCACGCGGGTGATCGCGCAGACCGAGGTCGACCTTAATCAGGTCGTGATCGGACAATGGACGGCGTTCAACTTCAGCCTGCCGGTCTACATTCCGCGCGGCCAGGAATATGCGTTCGTCTTCAAGACCGCCGACCCGGACCATGCTTTGCGTATCGCCACGCGGGGCGATTTCGATGCCACCGAACAGCAGTTCGTCGGCGCGCAGCCCTACATTGTCGGCGTGCTGCTCTCCTCGTCGAATGCCACCAGTTGGACGGTTCATCAAAACTCGGATCTGACCATGCGCATCCGCGCGGCCGTGTTCGATCCTGTGACCAAGATCGAAGAGATCGGTACGGTGAACGTCACCGATATGAGCGACCTGGTCATCCAAGCGGCCGTCGAGTTGCCGACGGGCGTAGCAGGGCTCGTGTTCGAGGTGGAGTTGGATGATCTGACCACGTTCCGCATCGCACCCAACCAGCCCTTGCGGCTTGATGCCTACTACACAGGAGCCCTGGTCATCCGCGCCATCTTGGCGGGATCGCGCTCGATATCGCCGGTGCTCTTTCCACGCATCCTGGTGGTTGCTGGCGAGCTGCAGAGCGAAGGCACCTATATCAGTCGCGCCTTTGCGTTTGGCGAGACGATCCGGCTGCCGGTGCGCCTGAAGACCTTCCTGCCGACCGGCTCGACCGTGACGGTGGAATACGACCTTGCCGACGACGACTGGACCGAGCTGCCGCAGACCGAAGCCGAGGCCATCTTGCAGGGATGGCAGGAACGGGTGTTCGAGGCTGCCGGCATCACCGCCACGCAGGGGCGTTTGCGCCTGACCCTCACCGGCAGCCCGGCAGCACGGCCGGCGCTGTCTGATCTTCGCGCAGCGAGCATCCCGACATGACGATCACCGACAACAGAACGCCGAATTTCAGCATTCCGCTGCCAAATGCGGGCAACGAGTTCCCCGACGACGTGGCGCGGATCATCGCGGCGCTCACGCTCATCGACGTGCGCCTGCAGGAGATCGTCAACCAGACGCAGAACCCTGACGCCGGGACGATCGGCGGCCAGGATTTGGCTTTCATCCTGGCGCTGGCCAACGCAACGGGTGTGCTGCCGCTTTCCAAGGGCGGCACGGGGGGCACCGACCCGGCGAGTGCGCGGACCGCGCTCGGTTTTGATGCGGCGTGGGACGCTAAGTTTGCAGAGGCGCTGGACGCGCTGCCGGCGCAGCTCGACACCCTGTCGGAGATGACGGCCGCCATCCAGGCCAATGAGAGCGTCGGCGCAGCGCTCAATACGGCGATCGCGGCACTGCAAAGTGGGAAGGCGGATCAGGCCGCCTTGGATGCCACCGATGCCAATGTCGCCGCCCTCTTGCCCGATGGCGCTTCCGGCACCTTCACCTATCGGCGCTACACGTCAGCTCAGATTGCCGCTCTAGATATGACGGGCAAGGGCAAGGGTTACAAAGTTCACGATACAACACTTGGGCAAGACCTGGAGTGGGACGGCGTCGATACTTGGGCGCCTGTCAGTTCGGGGGGTTTTGAGTATGAAAGTGGCGACGTCACGTCATGGTTCGCGAAGAACCCTCCACAAGACTGGTCTGCTCTCTCGCGGAACAGCTTGGTCACAAACATCGAGGTTCCCTACCCATATCCCGCGAGCTTAAACAGTACCGGAAATGTCATCGTGCTGGATGACGGTCGAGTACTGGCAATCTCGAACCAAACGTCATCGACAGACGCGGGCTACATTTTCGATCCAAGCACTAACACTTTCACGACGCTGGCCAATCCTGCCCAAAGGCGGATGCTCTTTCAAGCCGTTAAAATGGCTGATGGAAAAGTGTTCATGTGGGGGGGTCGAGACATCAACGGGACAGCTTTCTACACAAGCGCGGAGATTTGGGACCCGGCAACAAACACATGGTCAAGTGCGGCTTCCGCGCCTTTCACGCTGAACCGCGCAGGTTCACTGCTGATGAGCAACGGCGACCTCATTTTCTTTGGGGGTTTTTCGAATGACCAGTCGGGAACGACCGACCTCCTGAAGCACGTGATCCGATACAATTCAGCCACCAACAATTGGACTGATCTTGGGGACGCCACCTACCGGCTCGGCAGCAACGGGTATTGTTCGGGGTTTGAGGTCGATAGCAACACCATCATCATCTATGGCGGGCAATTTACCGACGCACATCAATGGAACTACCAGCCCCAAAAAATCACGCTGTCACCCTTCAGCGTGACACTCTTAACTGCCACCAACACAGTCAGCAGCTCGGAGTATTGGTATCAGGTCTGGACCGGGGACTTTGAAGGCTCGCAACGTGTCGGTGCTGTGATGGGCGATTACATGCGCTTGTGGGACAGTGGGACCGAGACTTTAGAGGATGAAAAAATCCAGCTTGGGTATTGGTCCACGATCACCGGCGCTGCTGCGGTCATCGACAGCCTAGCGGTGTGGCGTGCGAACACTAACGAACTGTCGTTTTACCCCTACTCTTGCATCATTCAAAAGGACTAGCGCCGTGATCTTCAAAACGCCAAGTGGTGCCCGTCTTTCCATTGACGAGAACAGCCGTCCTGATGGCCTGACATTGCCGCTCGACGAGGCCAACCGCCCCGCCATTCAGGCGTGGGTTGATGCTCGGTATCCGGTTGTTCAACCGCCGCTTTTCCAAACGGCGGCCTCGGCGATTGCTGCAATGCGCGACTGGATCGAGGCGGCCGAAGAGCAAATCGATGGTGGCGTGTCGCAAGGCGAGCGCGACAGCTATCTGGCCAAGGAGGCCGAAGCGCGGGCATGGGTGGCCGACAACCAGGCGCCCACACCCATCCTCTCGGCCGAGGCGGCCGTCACCGGCGAAAGCTTGGCCGACCTTACTGCCAAGGTGATCGCCAAGGCCGATGCGCTGCGCCCGATCATGGGCGAGATCGCCGGCCTTCGCCGCGCCACGGAAATGGCGCTGCTTGCCGCCGAGGCCGACACGGCCAACACCGACCCGTTTAAGTTCGATACCATCCTCACCGCCGCCCAGACCCAGGCCGTGCAACTGGCAGCGGCACGGGGGATCACGCTGGCGGCTTGAGTTTGGTGTTCTGGGGATGCGGCTTGCTTTCACGCCGATGATCGCCTTCATTGGCTTCGCAGTTCCATGTGAGGCATCCGACTGTGGTCAATCCCGAAAGCCCAGACCAGTGGTGGGCGCGTGCCAATGAAAAACGGCGAGCAGCCGAATTGTTGCAGGAGGGTGGAGCTGCCCCGCGAGAGATTTGGATGCTGTGCGGTGAGGCGCTTGAGTATCAGCTGAAGGGGCTTATCATGCGCAAGCGTGGATTGAACCGATGGCCAGACCCGGACAAATCCACCCGCCAACTCTACAGCCATGATCTATTTGCGTTGGCGGACCTGGCCGAGATTGAACTGGACGGGCTTGCTGGCGCTTTGCGCACAAATTGGAGCGTGGTTTTGCGTTGGACCCGCGCCGCAGACTATGATCCCGAAGCGATGCCAAGAACTGAGGCAGACGACATGTTTGTTGCTGCCTTTTCGCGACCTGATGGAGTGTTTACATGGCTGACAACGTTATGAGCGACGAGCGCCTGGAAGCTGGGCGCGATTATCAGGCAGCCCTGCAACGTCTTGGGTTTCCGATACAGGCGATCCTGTGGACGCTGCCGGAGGAGCGTGGCATCCATTCAAAGGCAGCCGCTAACATCGAGGACGAGCTGGAACTTGGCATCGTGTCGACGCTCATCGAACGTGAAGGCCCACGGATAATCTATGACCTTTTGTGGCAGGCCTACGATCATGCCGGCACGCCAAAGAGCATCAGCCCTTGGTCCGTCTGCCTTTATGGTTCGCTCAGCCGGTTCGGGCGCGAGGTGCGCAACATTCCGATTTTGGACGGCGTTGAGGTGCGGGCAACACTGGTCTTTCAAGAGCAGGCGGAAAAAGCCCGACCTATGCAGCCTGTCTGGGTGTCATTTGCAGGGCGCTTAACCCAGAACAATTGGGTCTACAAAAGGGAAGTCGGTAATCGCGGCACTGCCGCCGACCGCCGCGCGATCAAGGCTTTCACCCGCAATGTGGAAGAGCTGAAAGCCGCCTAGAACGCCCGGTAGCAGCTGATACCGGCGATGATCCAAACCCCTAATCCATAGTCATCCCCAAAGCCGCGCTCGCGCGCGGCGTGTGTTGATATCTCCGGAAGGCTCTCGCGCTGCTGCGGTCGGGCCGCAGGTCCGGAGCCAAGGGGATGACTTTCATGAGCACCGATTTTCTGCATGGCATCGAGGTGATCGAGCAGGGCGATGGCATCCGCCCGATCCGCACCACCAAAAGCTCAGTCATCGGCCTGATCGGCACCGCGCCCGATGCCGACGACACCGCCTGGCCGCTCGACACGCCGATCCTGGTGCTCGGTGACCGGCGCAATCTCACCGATTTGGGCGCAACGGGCACGCTGCCCGACGCCTTTGACGGCATCTTCGACCAGATCGGCGCGGCCGTGGTCGTGGTGCGGGTCGAGGAAGGCGCGGACATCGACGAGACCCTGGCCAATGTCGTCGGTGCCAATGCCGATGACAGCGGCGTGCATGCCTTCACGAAGGCCGAAGTCATGGTCGGCTATCGCCCGCGTATTTTCTGTGCGCCGGGCTTCACCTCGCAGCGCCCAGGCGATCCGGCCACCGCCAACCCGGTGGTCGCCGAGCTTGTTGGCATTGCGGAGCGGCTGCGCTCTGTGATCGTGGCCGATGGCCCGAACACCACCAAGGAAGACGCCAACACCTATGCCGGCGACACGACCGGCGACCGCATCTTCGTGGTCGATCCCGCTGTGCGTGTGTTCAAAGGCGGCAGTGTGGTGGTGGAGCCGGCCTCGGCGCGCGTTGCCGGCTTACTCGCCAAGACCGACCTCAACCATGGCTTCTGGTTCTCGCCTTCCAACCGGGTGATCAACGGCATTGTCGGCGCGGCCCGTGCGGTCGATTTCGCGCTGTCGGACCCGAACACAGAGGCGAACTATCTCAACGAGCAGAACGTCGCCACGATCATTCGCCATGAGGGCTACCGGCTTTGGGGCAATCGCTCGCTCGCCACCGATCCAAACTGGGCGTTCCTCTCGGTGCGGCGCACGGCCGACATGATCTACGAGAGCATCGAAGCCGCCCATCTCTGGGCGCTCGACAAGCCGTTCTCGACGCAGCTCATGGTCGACATCGCCGAGAGCGTGAACGCCTACCTGCGCACGTTGAAAGCCCGTGGCGCGATCCTCGGCGGCAAGGCCTGGATCGACACGCATCTGAACACACCCGTCACCATGAAGGCCGGGCAGCTGTTCGTCTCGTTCGACATCGAGCCACCCGCGCCGATCGAGCGCCTCACCTTCGTCGCCTACCGCAACGACGCCTACTACGAAGAGCTCACCGAGCAGGCCGCCCGCGAACTCGCGCAGCTCGCCGCTTGATAGGGACAGCCCCCACAAGCGGTCGTTCCAACGGAACGGAGCGGCGGGGCAAAGAGGACAGATCATGAAAAACATCCTGCGAAACTTCACCTCCTATGTGGACGGCAACAGCCAGCACCTCACGGTCACCGAGCTAACGCCGCCTGAGGTGATGGACAAATCCGAAGCTGCGCGTGGTGGCGGCATGCTGGGTGAAGTCGACGTGGCCGTTGGCTTAGAGAAGATGGCCGCTGCAATGAAGATGCAGGGCCGCGACCCGGCCCTGATGGCCCGTGCCGGCATGGCGCCGGGCACACGCGAACGGATCACCTATCGCGGGTTCACAGTTTCGGAGATCGACGGCAGCGAGCATGCGGAGATGCTCATCATCGAAGGGCGCATCCAGCAGAAAGGCGATGCCTGGAAGACCGGCAGCATCGTCGGCGTTTCCTACCCGATCACCTCGATCACCTACTACAAGCATGTGATCGACGGGCAG